AACTATTTCGTTGTTAATCCTATGTATCTTGTATTGCTTAAACTCAAATGGTTTACAAATATGATTAAAAAGAATTTTATTATTTAATTTTTTATATTTATCAAAACTTTGGTAAAATTTTATGACTTCTTGAATTTCTGTTGTCATAATTATCCTGTAGTGTTTTGTGGTAAATCTACACCAGCACCCCAAGCAACTGATTTGTCTTGAAGTGATGTTACAAAATTACAACCTTTATCTCCTGAGAATAAATTTTGTTGGTCTTGGTCTGTATATCTTCTGTCTGTTGGAATCTCTAAAGTTATTAATTTATTTTCTACAGAAAACTTTAATTTAGAGTCATTACCATCTTCTTGAATTACCATAGAGTCAATAAAACCTGAAAAAATTTCATAAGGAGTGTCAACAATAGTATCAGCATTGTTAGAAGTAGTTAAAAGACCAAAATATATTTCAACAACCATGCCTTGAGTATCTTCTGTTAAACCAGCAGATAAAAGACTTGAATCTAATCCATTCAAAGAAATATTAACACCACTGGCTTTGGTATCTGAAGTTTCAGTTATAGGAGATATGTTTAAAATATTTCCTGAGCCAATATATGTGTTACCACCTATTATCAAATCTGTATAAGTAGTCGCTAATAATAAAGTCCCACTGGAGAAATTCATTTTAACTGCATAAAATGGTCTTATACTTCCACTAGTAAGTTGTGTTCCAAATGCTGAACCTATACTTCTTGCCATAGCTCATTATTTCTTTGTAGTTGTTTTTTTCTTAGCTACTTTCTTTTTAACTGCTTTTGTTTCAGTTGGCTCTGTGATTTTAACTTCCATAGCAAAACCTGATTCAACAAAAGAATTTCCTAATGTGACTTGCCATTCTTCTTTGCAGTCAATTATAGTTCCCTCTTTATATTCAACACTAGCATTACCACTTTTATTACCACTTCCAAAAGCATTAACAATCATTTTAATTTGCATATTTATCTCCTAAAGCGAATGGGGAGTGAAACAATGAAATGAGGCACTCCCACATTCTAAGACACACAAGGTGTCAGTTTATTTATGTATTAACTGAATAAGCATCAGTGGAATCTTTGAAGTTACCAAGAATATTGGTAATCCCCATAGGTGTTCCAGTGCTATGTGTTCCAGTTACATCTATTCTAACTCTAGCAAATGCTTTTCCACCAATATAACCAATAGTGGTTACTTGTGGTGTTTCAGCATTGGCATCTAAAGTTAAAAAGATACCTGTACTTGTAACAGCTTTACCTGTAACAGATTTACTACTTGTCACAGCAGTAAATGTAGAGTCATCAGTCGATTCTTCTAAAATAAAATCAAACTTAACAGTAGAACTTAATGTTACACCCTCTATCCCTGTGTTTACCGAAAAGGCACAGGACATAACATCTGACAAGTCTACACTTGCACAGTTTGTGTCAGCAGTTACCAAAACTGGTACTAGACCTACTTCAACATTTATATTATTTGCTAAATCTCTCATAATAAAGTTCTCCTATCTTATGATGATATGTTTTGTAGTTGTATTGCTTCTGCAAGAACTACAGCTCCACCCACTCTACGACGGGCAGTGTATCGTACATTTCCTAAATGCTGTTGTGTAAATGGGTCACGAACTATAGACATATTCACTCTGTCAACCAAAGTGTATGCTCTAGCGAAATCACCAAATGCAATAGGTTTAGTTCCAGCAGAAACATTAGGCATATCTTTGGCAAGGGTATAACCATAACCAGCGATAGTGCTTGGTGCACCACTTACTAAATTTAAACCAACATGAAATATTTTTTGACCAGCAGTATCTTCTAATTGAAGAATAGATGCAAAAGTTGCTCTGTTCATTACGAACCTTGAGCTTCTTAGGTAGTCAGATTTAAGTGCATAGATTAAGTCATAAAGACCATCAGCAGTTAAAAGATTTGAATTTCCTGAATTGGTACTAGTGACACCTGATGAGGCATCAGTAATTCCTAAAGGTTTACCAACTCCATCACCAGCAACTATCGCTGTTCCCTCTGCAACTGCAAATTGTTCAGCAAACTCAGTAGCCATTTCACTTTCCATATTAAAAGCAGAATCTTCTAACATTGCTTGTGACATATCAACCATTGCATAACATTCGTTAGCATCAATCGACATTAAGCCAGTAGTGTAACCAGTTGTTTCAGTTCTTGTTGCAGTTTCAGCAACCCATTGAGCTGTGAATTGACCAGTTCTTTTAGGAACTTCAATCCCTCTCTTATCGGTACTTCTAATCTTAACAAGACTTCTCATTGGTGAGAACTCAGTTACAGACTTAATAAGTTCTGCAACATATTCTGTTGGACAGTAGTAACCACCTAGTGAATCATCTGACTCATAAAGTGCTTTTGTTTCTTCAGGGTCTAACTCTTGTGACCTTAAATATTTACCAAATGCTTTCATTTGAATATCAACTTCTTTAGCAGAGTTACCTGTTTCAGGTCTTGCTAATTTAGTTTCTAAAGCATCTAATCTTTTTTTTGCATCTTCTAATCCTTGTTCTTTAAGCTCGGCATCTTGTTTTAATTCTGCTTTTGTAGCAACATCATCTGCAAGTTTATCTACTTTTGCTTGAAGTAATGGGTCAGAAACTCCATTCTTTTTGATTTCATCAATATTCTTTTGGTTTTCACCTTTAAAATCTTCAAAAGATTTACCAAGACTATCAATTACATCTTTAATTTCTTCAGACATATTAACCTCTTATGGTTTAATTTTATTAATTAACTGACTAATACTTAAAACAACATCTCGCTGTTCATCAATCCGATATGATTTATAAAGTATATTGGCAGTTTGTTTTGCAACTTTAATAGATTCACAACCTACATCTCGCAAGTGTTTTTCTATTTCAGGTGCAGTCATTTCAGCAAGTTTAACTTTCGTTACCTTTGCTTTCGGATTCATTGGGAAAGTGACTAATGATATTTCCATTAAGTCTACTGATTTAATAATTCTTTTTCTTTCTTTTGGGTCGTACTTATAATCTTCAGCAGATAATCTATATCCGATTGACATAGAATCCAAAGCACCCATTTTCATTAGCTCAAATACTTCTCTGCCTTTCTGAGTACCCATTGCCAATCTTCCTTTCACATATAATCCTTTACTGTCTTCTGTGATTGAATCGAATACACCTATCGGCTCATCTGTTTTGTGTTGATATAATAATTTTATTGATTTTGGTTTCTTACTTTTTAGAGTATTAGTAAATGCACCTTTACGAATTACATCATTTCCTAAATCTTTGTTTCCAAATATTGAGCCATAACCCTCAAATGTTCCATCATCTTCTGTATCTAGTTGTTTAAAATCACATGGTAAATCAGTGACAATATTTTTCAATAAACTTAAATCATCTGCAATTTGGTCGGTTTCCATTTATCCACCCTAAAAAGTTAGTAAATATTAAGGTATTTTAACCATATATAGATAAATAAGTCTATTATTTTCGCTCAAAAAAGTATCTGCTACTTTAAGTATATCATAAGTTTATACTATAAGTATACTATTATTTTATTTAATTAAAGTGAAATAAAGCTATACTTTAAGTATAAAGTGAGCTATACTATAGGTATAGTAAATATTAAAACGAGGATAAATTATGACAAACTTAATAAACGAAAAAGCAAACCAAGAAATAGACAACTTTTTAGCTCAATGGAAAGAAAAGCAAA